GCTGATGCCCAGCGCCATGATGGACGCGACGACGCCGTCCACCTGCTGGCCCAGCTTGTTGCGGTTCTTGCCGACCTTGATGTTGTCGGCCGGGTCGCGGTCGAGCTTGACGCAGCCCACCTGCCACCGTAGGCAGCGGTTGCCGCCGTGGATGATTTCGCCGGCCACCAGCTTCATCTCAAATTGCTTTGTGGGGTAGCTCATGTCGTAGAAGCCCTGCCCAAACGGCAGCATCTCCACCCCGGCGTCGATAAGCTCCGGCACGATGTAGGTGGAGAACTTGCGGTCAAAGGCGACGCCCGCCACCTGGTACTTCTCGCAGGCGGTGAGGATGTGGTCGCGCACAATGCGGTAGTCGGTGACGTTGCCGGGTGTGATGGTCAAGTCACCGTCGCGCTCAAATGCCAGGTAATCTACCCCTTCGGCCAGCTTCTTGCTGTGCGCCCGCTCCTCGTTCACGAACTGGTGCACCTTGAGGTAGTGCACCTGCACCACCTCGTCCCAAAAGAGCAGGGCGAAGGCGGTGAGGTCGCGGGTGGAGGCGAGGTCGAGGCCACCCCAGCAGGGCAGCGTAGCCAAGTAGTCGTCATCGGGCAACGGTGCTCCGCCGCGCATGAATTCGTCGTCTGTAATCCACGCGGTCGAGCTGCCGGTCCATATGTTCAGGTGCAGCCGTTTGAAGGTGTTCACGTGGTTGGGGTTGGCCTTGGCCTTCATCACCTCTTGCTCAAAATACTCCGCCCGGCAGATGGAGCCAAAGCCGGGGTTGGCTTTCTTCCACGTCTCCGGCTGCGTCCAGTCGTCGCCGGGGTCGGCGTGGTACAGGACCGGCAGGAATGTCGGGTCGTCAATCTCGCCGCGCTTCACGCGCAGGGCGTACTCGTGCACCTCGTAGCAGATGGAGGCGGTGTCATGCCCGGCGGTGGTCAGGGCGATGATGAGCGGCTCCGCCCGTGCGCCTACCGACGTGGTCAGCACGTCCCACAGGTCGCGGTTGGGCTGGGTGTGCAGCTCGTCGAAGATGATACCCGAGCAGTTGAAGCCGTGTTTGGTGGAGGCCTCCGCGCTGATGGACTTGTAAAAGCTGCCTTTGTAGTGGATTTCATTCTTGAGCACGCGGCACCGGCTGGCCAGCGTCTTGTTCTGCCGGACCATTTGAGCGGCGATGTCGTAGACAATGCGGGCCTGGTTGCGGTCGCCGGCCGCGCTGATGATTTCGGCGCCTGCCTCTTTGGTGCCGAGCAGCAGGTACAGGGCGATGACGGCCGACAGGTTTGACTTTCCGTTCTTGCGCGGAATCTCCACGTAGCAGGTGCGGTACTTGCGCAGCCCGTCGGCACGCTTCCACCCGAACAGCGGGCGGATGATGTCGTCCTTCTGCCACGGCTCCAGCAGGAACGGGCCACTGTGCCCCTTGACGTGGGAGCCAAACGTCTCGATGAACTGGACGGCGCGGTCGGCAGCAGCGTCGTCGAAGTAGTACTCAGGCAAGCAGCTCGCTGTATTCGTCATCCACCGGCGCGGCGTCCTTCACCAGCTTGTCGATGATGACCGACGCCCGCTGGCGTAGCTCCTGCAGCTGCTGGTACTCCGGCCTCGCCCGGCTGTACGTGTCGCCGCTCTTGCCCACCACCTGGTAGGTCGTGCCGTTGGTGTTGACGTATGCCTGCAGCTGGCTCACCTCCACTAGCACGCAGGCCAGCAGCTCAAGCCGGACGTAGTCGTCCACCTTCAGCGTCTTGTAGGCGCTCCATTTGGCCACCAATTCAGCCAACTGCGCCCGTTGCGCGTCGTTCATGTACTCCATGTCGCGAAGGTATTTCCCCTTTTTCTTTTTTAGTCCCAATTTGTCCCGATACCATCCTCGCCCAACCAACTGCGCCGGTGTAGACCTTCCGCGCGGGTGGTTTTCTCCACCCCCCTACCCCGTCTGGGCATTGGTGCTCAATAGTTTGAGATAAGGTGTGTCAGCCCTTGTCAGAAGTTGCTCGCTTGCGGTTGTGGCACTCGGCGCACATAGGCTGGTGGTTGCTGCTCTTCCAAAACAAGTCAGGACGGTAGGCAGCAGGCTGTATATGGTCTACGACTGTCGCGATGTGTTCGCATACGACGCAGACAGGATGCTGCCGCAGGAACACCTCACGGTAGTTCCTCCATCGCTGCGAATTGTAAAGCAGTTTAGCCTGCTCAGGCGAGCGTGCTGCGTGCCATCTGTTAGGCTTTCCGGAGGTTGGCATGGTAGGCATCACAGCGTAAATCCTCGGTGTCCTGTAAGCTCCACCAGTTTCGTCTTGACTCGTTCAAGCCTGTCGCTCTGCGTTTTCCAATGACTAAAATTCTTACCCGCGCCGCGGTTGTCTGCCAACCAGTGCAGGATGTGCAACCGTTCACTCCTCAGCTCCTGCACCTGCATCTCGTCCTCCGGCTCGATGTACCACTCGCTTGATGCTGGCATGAAGGAGCGCAGCCGCTTTGTATCTGGATGCAAGCTCCACCAGCTCTTCCACCTTGTACGCTCGGTGCTGCTGCGCTCGCTGCATAACCTGATGAGCTCTTCCTGGCTGCTCACGTTCGAGAGCGCATCCAAATACCCACTGTTCTCCTGCTCGGTAAATGTTGCAGGAAACGCACTGCGTGCGCACGTTGTCCGAATCCCATCGTGTAGCCCAAAAGCGGCGAGAGGCGAAATGTCCGGCCTGCAGGTTGCTGACGTGGTCTTCTTTGCCGCATGTGAAGCAGCGGGCGTTGCCGTATCTGTCTGCTGCTTCATAGCGCACCAGCTTGCTGAACCACAGGTCGACCTTCTTCACTGCCTGCGCGTGGGTGAGCTTCCTGCCCTTGGGCTTGGCCTTGGGTTTGGTGTGCAGCTGCCTGCTCGCTTTGGTGTCTCTCGCCATCGGTCCCTAAGATACCGGCCTTTGGTTTGTAGGCCGGCAGGTCGAGCACGTCGGCTATGGCTGTAAGGGACTGGGCGGTGCGCTCGGTGGCTGGCTTTACGTCCTGCACGTCGGGGTCGTACTTGGCGGCATGGCGCATGCGGTGGCGTGCCCGCTCGTCGGCGTACTGGCGCATGCAGGCGTACAGCTCACGGGCTTTGAAGCGCTCGTACAGATTCTCCGGCCCCAGGCGTCCGGTCCGTATCATGGCGAAGCAGTGGCGCAGCTCGTCAAGGGTCCAGCCATAGTTCTCGGTGATGACGGTCATAGCGTCGTCGAAGTCGGTGGCGGTTCGCATGGTCACCTTGCACTCGAGGGCGTTGACCAGCTCCTTGAGGGTGTAGAGGATAGCGGCGTTGGTGTCCTCGGGCCCCAGCTCGAGGGCTTTGCGGATGGTCATGTCGTCACTGGTTGGCTGGGGGAAAGCGAGGCCCGTATCGCTTTGCCACAAGGCGCGCAAGGTCGTCCGCAGTGATGTCCTTACCTCGTGGTCTGTCATGCTTATGATTTCCCCGCTTGTTGTCAAGAGGAAAGAGGCCCTGCCATCCGTTGGCGATGGACTGGGAGATAATTCGGATTGCGATTCCTTCATTGTACTCGCTGATTTGTTGCAGTCGGTGTAGTGCGGTCTGTAGGCCGCGGGTGGTGTAGGGCTTGATGCGTCGCTCGCGGCGGTCGGCCTCCCACTCCTGCCAGGCATTCATAAACTGGTCAGAATCGAAAGGCCAAACCACCTCGCGCGTGCGCGTTTCTCTTTTAACTTCTCTATTAACTTCTATATTCTTCTTATCTATTATGTGGACGTTCGTGTCGGTACCCCCATGACGTTCGTGTCGGTACCCCCCCGACGTTGGTGTCGGTACCCCCACGACGTTCGTGTCGGGGGGTGACGTTCGTGTCGGTAGGGTCGCCGTGACGTACCGCTTGACGGTCTCGCCTTCTTGCTGAATGCGTACGGACAACATGCCGGCCTCGTGCAGGCCTTGGATGGCGCGTGACACGCTGCGCGGTGAGATGTCGAGCATCTGCGCCAGCTTCGCGTTGGAACGGTAGGCCTGCTGTCCGTTCTGCTGGAAGGTCCACGCGTCGGCCCAGATATACAGCTGCACGGCAGAGAGCCGCCGCAGGTGCGCGGCAGCCTCTGTCGGTAGCTGGAGGTAGTTGTTCACCGTTGTCCGATGCTCTGCAGGTACTCCTCGTGGTACAGCACCTCGCCCATGATTTGGGTCTCGGTGACGTTGCACTGTTGCACCATGGTCGGCATGTGCTTCAGCAGCCCGCGCGGGTTACGCTTCAGCCAGTTGGTGATGGTCTGCGGGCTGACCTTGAGGTGCCCGGCGGCCATGGTCACGCTGCCGTAGT